ACAGGGTAGAAGTCGATCTGGGTGGCAGAGGTTTGGAGTTGCATGGGTGTCTCTCGATTACCTTGTAATCATACAGCATGAAAAAGGGGTCTTGCGACCCCCATGTGACACTAGATCAACTGTCCACCTCTGTCACGTCAAGACAGAATCTTTTACTAATCTTACATGCTTGTTCCATGGTACTAGCACCAATACAATGCCGTGGTGGAATGTTATTGATAGAGCAATAGTCCTTGTAATCAAACAAGAATTGATGAAGAACCCACTTGTGGGTGTAACCATCTTGAGGCAAACCTTTCATGAATGTAGATTGCTTCGTGTCACGATACTTCTTAGACAAGAATTTATGAAACTCTTTACGCTGACCCTCATTGAGGACTTCATTCATAAACTCTTGAGTGAAAGTACATCCACGAAGAGTAGAACCAGTGACAAAACCCTCAGCGAAGATGTCTGTCCAGAGCTTCATGCCATCAATGTGATGTTGAATACCCTTACCGATTCTATAATCAACGGTTGTCATGATATAGAATTGATTGAATGATTTCAATTCAATAGCATCGTCATCTAGACTACCAAATCGGTCGCAGTGAACTTTCAATGCCTCCATCACAGTGAGAATCCAACATGCTTCAGGATCATCAAATAGTACACCTGCCCGAATGATGTCAATCTTAGAGAGTTTGCGACGCTTGCTATTCAGTGCGTGAAACAATTCTGCTTCTAACTTTAGACATTCTTCCAGAGTTGCGTCATCATCATGCTCTAGGAGCATTGCTGGATATGTTTCACCGCTTTCCTTTGCCTCTGCCAGTTGAAAGAATACTCCCTTATGTTGTCCATCAAGACACCAATCTCCTCCTTGTTCACCAAGATATAATGGACGACGCGCAATTACACCTGGCACCAAAAGCATACGATTCAACTGAGTAAAATCTTTGATAGCAGCAGGACTAAAATCTCGCTGATATTGAGTAGAAACTTTGATGTTACTCACGTCATCAAATTCTACATAGCGCAACTTCTTTCCATGTGCGCCATTAATAATCCATTTCTTTGCTTGCTTTACCACTTTAGGATCAGCAGCAATCTGTGCGATTGTTTGGTACATTTGTTACTTCGTTGTTATTTTGTCGTCCGCTAATTGTGCGGACATTAGTAATTATAACAGATTACTCAACAAAGTCAAGTAAATTGTGTTCATTTTTGATACGTGTTAGCATCTTCTCATAATACTCTTCATCACGCTCACATCCAATATACTTGCGACCTGCCCGCTTTGCAGCGATAGCAGTAGACCCAGAACCCATGAAGATGTCCAACACAGTGTCACCTGGGTTAGAATATGCGCGGATGATGCGCTCCATCACCTCAAGATTCTTGGTAGTAGGATGCCAACCACAGTAATCTTTTGATGTAGTGTGGTTGTTCTTCTCCCAAATACAGGTGGGAATAGTACCCTTTGCGAACGCAGTTTGAGGATCAATATACTCTGCCTTGTGAGCAGCAATCTCTTCCCGTGTAGCATCTGGGTTATTAGACTTATACTCTGCGAGGAGTTTCTTCTCAAGGTTCATATTCTTCTTGACCTTGCGTTCTACGCGCACATCATCAGCATTAAACAGGAAGTCTTCGCCAGTAGACCAACACCATGCGTACTCATGTTTGCGAGCAAAGTTAGTCTTAGCACGTCCACCCCAGTTGTATGCCCAGATGATCTCATTCTGTGGTGTGAGACGAGAATTCATGCTAGTCTGGATCTTATACTTCAAGAATGTCTCAGTCTTGAGTGTTCCCCACACAATAAACATGCGATTGGGTTTCAACACACGGACACATTCATGAGACCAGGCAGCACACCATGAGAGATAAGCAAACTCATCTTCCCATTGCTTATCCCATCCCTTGCCACCATCAAAACCAATGAAGTATGGTGGATCTGTGACTACCAGATCCACACTATTATCCTCAAGAGTCTTGAGATAGTCTAGACAATCTTTATTTTCAATCATACTGCTTGCATCCAGGAGAAATCATTAGGGAAACCATCGAGACAGAAAGTGCCAGAGTTGACACGCTTGCCACCATGCTGATTATAGATCCAGTTACCTTTCTCATCCTGAACCTCTACAGCAGCGGTGACAGTTTGCTTGTCTGCCTCATAAAATTCTACACGATCAGGAAACACACAGACAAACACCATGTCATCATAGTCTTGACCAGGGCGGATCTGCTGCCAGCGGAAATGAGTACCAGTGCCCCACAAGAAAGAACCTTTGATCTCTTTCTTGACACCGTTGACCTTACGATCATGGTCAGAGTTGTCAGGTTTGGTAACAGTGTTACCCTTGCTTTCCATGTATTCTTGATACAGCATCTCAAAGAACTTGCCTTTCTTCTTGGAAGACAGAGACTTGAAATGTTTGAAGGCAGAGTTAGTGTAAGGATCAACTGCCTGCTCCATCAGGATGCTCTCGTGAGTGCTGCTGTTGAGATAGTCTTGAGCGGTGAGCATGTCGTTTCGTTTGGTATGAATATAGTATCGCATGAAAAAGGGAAGGCGTCAACCCTCCCCAACCAGTTCCTCAACTGTCACCCCAAATCGGGTGGAGTTCAGTTTTAGCATGTTCAGTCTTATTAATGTGCTGCTCCCACATAATCGCATCCTCTAGATTGTAGAAAATAGCTTGTTGTTTCGCTTGACTCTTCTTCTTGTTCTTCATCCACACAACTGCGTACTTCATGCCAATACTCACGATAAACTAAGAGGTTTGCTTGGTATCTACCATTACGCTTATGCTTATCTGGTAGATCAATAAAACAGATTGTGATATAGTCATCACAAATGAAGTTCACCCACCCTTCAGTGTGGTGATACTGGACCATCATACCATGCTCAAACTTCATCAGTCAACTTCTTAGAAACGTTCAGGCAACTTGTCATATTGCCATTTTTCGGCAAGTTCATCTGCGAAGTCAACCTCACGGTGACCCATCATCAAGGACTTCAGTTCTGTCCACCTGCTTACGTGTTTCTTGTGGTAGTTGATCCATTCATCGCAGATAGACAGCATATCCTCATAGCAGAAACGAGGATCGATTTCCTCATCTCCCATGTAGTCAGTGATACAGTCGTCCATCCTACTACGACGTTGCTTTTGATACTCAGCTTGCCAATCAACATTCAGTTCAGGGCGTCCTTCAATAGTCATTAGTTAAACTCCTCATTACGGCGACGGTCAAGGTATTCTAGCACTTCAGAGCGCCATTCCATCAACTCATGGAAACATTCTTGGTTGTGAGCACACTGACGTAGTTCGCTATCTGGTTTCAATACACTTTCATAGAACAGACCCAGAGCATCTCTACGTTTGTCGTGTTTAGCATCCATGGTAGTCTAGCATAGTAATAGTATTTTAGATTGTTTTGTGTGGGTTTCTGTATAACCTCATACTATCTTAATATTGTTCCCCATCTCGTGCTTTGGCAGGAGCGTGGGCAAGGTCAACAAATGCCATCGCTAGTTCAGAGAATGCGTTGGGTATCACCACAATACAGAGACCCGAAACAGCGACGCCAAAACAAATTTTCCAGAAGTAGTCCATGGGACTAAGCGGTTTACCTTGTAAGTGTAGCACAAAAGGAGATTCTGCTGAATTGGGTGTGCCAGTTATCGAAGCGCACCACCACCCCCACCAGAAACTGTTACAGTTATATTACTATCGTTCATTCCATATGTACCTGTAGGAACAACATTGAAAGCGATACTACACCTAGGTTTTCTTGATTTGTGTGGCATTATAACATGATGAACAAAAGAAGGAAACAAAACTATATCGCCTTTATTTGGTTCAAAGATATATTGATTTGAACCAGGACTAACACCATCATTTACACTTCTATTGCCATCATGCCATCGCCAGGGCATTGGATGCCTGAACAATATAGGAGAAGGATTCTCAGTAATGTAAAGAACACCACTGTAGAATGAATTTGTGTGATAATGATCGTATCCGTGTCTATAATTCGACTCTGTATATGTCATCCAACTAGAAAATATACAGAACTTATAATATCCAAAATTATTCATTACTTCTTTAGTAATTTCATGTATTGGATCATATAGAAAACTAAACTGTGTATTAAGAACACTGTTATCAACACTCATTGCACCAAAGTATGGTGTATTAGCAATGGCATTTTGACATTGTTCATCATCCAGTTCTATTTTATTGTAATAAAATGGACAAGCAAACAAATCTTTTCTGTTCATTATGATCCCAGTCCATCATTTTCAGGAACAACATCGTCATCATCTACTCTATCAACGGATGCGATGTCGCAGACAGGCACCTCATGTTCATTACCAATACGATACCAATGCATCATATAACCATGGTATTCTGGATGTGCTGAATATTCAGCAGTGTATTCAAATTCACCCAAGTATTTGATCTCTGTCTCTGGGATATTGTGATCACGAAGCATCGCTTGCAGTTGCATATGCTGCAATTCATATTGTGTAGGAACTTTCATTATTCAAGCATTCTTAATATTGAAGGAGATGATTACTCTTGGTAAGTCAGATTGCACCACGTTACATTGGTGCATCAGAGCAGATGGAAAGAAGACAATATCTCCTTCACTGACCTGAGGAACATACTCTATCACATCACCTTCAATAAAGTCAAGGTATGGAGCATAAAATGACGTTGGTTGGTGGTCACTTTCTAAACTTGCATAAAAGATGGCACTGTACCCCAGTGCTCCATGATTATGCAAAGGGTGTGAAGATCCACGACTATATTTCTGTGCCCAACAATTACTTATAGTGAATTTATTTGGATATATTCCATTAAATTCATTGAGTGCTGGTGAAAGAATATCAAACAATTTCAAAGCATATGGTGGTTGAATACCATTTTCATGAAACTTGAAAAAGTCAGTTTCATGAAATTGTTCTCTTTCCAATTCCATCAGCGACAGAATCTCTTCTTTGTGATCAGACCAATTCTCTACACTATATGTAAAAATAGGTATACTGAAGGCAATATTATGCCTCATCTGGTCTGTTCTTACCGCGTCTAAGACTTTGGTTTTCATATAAAACTACACCATCATTACGGACAATAGCAACATTATACCAGAAAGGATCATTCTCTGCACCATCTGGTAGTTCATCTCTACGAGGAAAATAATCAGTCACAAAATCAATTGCTACATCATAGTTCCTAAACTCAATGTAACCATAGTAATGTGTCTGCATCTGTGTAAGTAACTGCACAGGAACATCTTCATTGAACTGATAATGTTCAATAACTGATGTTTTTACGGTATCATCAGAAGATTGCAATCTTGAGTTGCCCCAATAAACAAGAACACCATCAACACCAGCGGCATCTGCTATGATTTGATCCCAATCCTTTTCTTCATCAAATGTCTGTAGGTTGTTCACTGTTATCCTCCAACTTCTTTAATTTATATGCAGCAGTAATTCTAATGCCATAAAATTCTCGTGTTACATCTTCTGCCCAATGCAACAATTTAGATGGAAATAACACGGCAGAGAATGGTTTTGGGAATACTACATCAAACTTACCATCATCCTGAACAAATACTGTCTTTCCTCCCCATTGTAAGTCCCAGTGTGGATTACAATAGATCAAAAACGTATAATCAGCATCATCTTTATGTGGAGTACCATCAAGACCTCTAGTATATCCATTCAAGTAATAATCCAAAATCTCAAACTCAAATGGTAATAGAGTTTTCATTCTTTCTGGTATCACTTTTTCAAACATAGCAACACCTCGAACATCCATCTTCCAAAACTTTTTGAATGGTGTTGCTACATCGCTAGAAGCACCAAACAACCATCTTGGACGACTTGCTATTTTTTCTATTTCATGTACATCAGATACTTTCAATACATTTTCATATACTTTTATATCTGTCAATAATGGTTCAGTCATGTCAATTTCTCAAAACACTACTTCTTCTGATCAATCCCATTCTAATGTGATCTAATTTCACAGTATCTTCCCTGGTCAAATTATCACATATATTATAATAAAATTCATTTAGATCAGCAAGATAATATCTCATTATTTGATCATGTATTGAACTTTCACACCAGAATGTAATGCATTTTCTCACTCCATGCGTGATAGGTCTAACACCATGAATGTATTCAGTAGGATACATTAATAGTTTTCCTGGTTCTAATTTAGATTCCACTACATTATCACCAAATTTTATATAATGCTCACCACCTTCATAATCATCATTCAAATTGATCACACATGTAAAATCAGTTCTACATGCCCACATATCAAATGCATCAACGTGATCTGAATAATGTTGACCCTCTCCATATCTCAACAACATACAAGGAGATGCTTTATTCAGTATATGAATATCAGTAACAGTAGATTCACGAAGAATTTTTGCAATACCAGAATTGACCATCTTATTGATGTCAATATCTTCTTGCTGATGATTGTTTTTTACTTCTTTGTCTTTTGGTCCTGATATTGCACCATCAACAAATTTTCCAGCATCAAACAAACTCAGCATTTGTCTCAGTTGGTTTCTATCTAAGAAATCAAATGTATATGTTCTCATTCTAATATTTCTCTCAAAGATCTTATATAATTTTGTACAGCATCTTTATACATTGCTTCCAAAGTTGGCATTGGAGCACAAATATTCATAACATTATCAAAACTAATCAAAAAGGATGTGTCAATAGAGAAAAACTTCCATGGTACTAAAGAAACAGGAACTCTATCACTATCAGCAGTTGGATCTCTTTTTATAATTCTAAAAGGGTATATCATATTATAACATACCTTTATTTTTTCACCATTGACCTCTTCATAATAATCTTGAAGATTAGCAATCACCTCTTCACCACTGACCAAAGTGATGATGAGTATATTAAGTTTGGTTTCCATAATTATACATTATTTGCTTGAATTTTAGCGAGTACGTAGTCTAGTTCATCCTGTTCTGTTTCGAATTCAGGATATGGAGCAAAGATAAGATCAGGGTTCTTGATCTTATAGTTAGAAGCGATTGTCATTACAATTCTTTTAGCATATTCACTGTATGTTGTAGCAGTAAAATTGCCAAACTGATCTTCGGTCATCAAATACTCTTTATCCTGATTCCCCTCTCTCAAAACAAATGTAGTCTTGAAATACGTTGGATTGATTGGGAACATAACTTCATCAGCATCCTGTCCAACATGAGCACTAGGAAGATCTCTCAGTTTTGATCGATAAAGCGTCCACATTGCTTTTGTTTCATCATCAATAGCAGCATCTGCAACTTGAGTCCAATCACTGTCATCAAGCAAGAAGTTCCTAATCATTCTAACACCTTCCCAAGAAACTTTATTCCATCTACCATACTCATTATATAATTTTTCTTGAATAGTTTCTTGACTTGAATCAACATATGAAAAATACTGTTCAGTTAGTTGTTCTATAAGTTGATCTACTTCTTGTTGAGTTGGTTCTCTCCAAGAATAAGTTCTCCACTTTCTTTCTCCTGTAGAACGATCATAGACATATTTTTTCTTCTCAATGTCATGACTACCATCACTGAAATAATTTACAGTAATTAGACGATCTTTATCAGAAGACCAAAATGGATATAAAACTGGTTGAATATTTTCATTCCACCAGTCTTCATCAATAAATTGTGAATTACCATCTTTGATAATAAATCGCTCAAGTGCATTGAGCTGCAATGTGATACGAACGTCTGCCATTTTGATTACGGGAGTTTTATGAACCAGCCTGTCGCAATATATTTATCATGGGTGAATACAGTGTTGCCACGATGAACATGTGTCATACCAGCAGGCCATATTAGAACAGTTCCTGTTTTTGGTCTATATCTTTTCTTTTGATACAAAAACTCTGTCTCCGCCTCTCCTTCTGGCATGTCATTCAAATATACCATCCATGCCAACTCTCTATTTGCTGCTCTAAAACTAGAGTTTTCATAGTGCCATGTGTGATAACCACCACCAGGAGGAGTTCTTTGTATTTTGATGCCAACAGAATTCATATTTACTCTACTTATATGATCATATTCTGTTTTATAGTTCTCAAAAGCAGCATTCAAATACTTATTAAAATGCATTGCAGTTCCCATATCAATGTCATCAAGCATTAGAGAAACATCATGTCTTGCTAGTTTTGCTGTTGGCATCTGATCCTTACCATATTGAACAAGGTAAGGATTAGTTTCTATCCATTTCTCAAAATTACTAACAATAAGAGAGCAAATTTCATGGTGAACTAATCTTTCATAGACACCAATAAAATCTTCATATTTTGAATTTACTCTGCTTGGATCTATAATACAATCAGTTTCACTTGCGGCTAGCATATCAATAAGCGCGAATCAAATACTTTACTCTATGATAGCGTGTTAGAAGAGGAATGTCAATCTCTGGTTGCAATGCTGATGTCACATTTAGTTTTACAGCAGAAGATAAAGTAAATAATCCTTCATTAACATCAATACCAGCAGATGTCAATGGATCACCTTGTGGTTCGATTCTTTCAACAATTTGTTCAATTCCCAAATCTGCCTTTGCTGTTGGATATGTAACAATTTGCTGTTCTGTCTCATCATATATGAATTTTACTTGATGAATACCATAATTATCATTACCAGCATTACCAGAAGATGCTCTTGTTTGTCTTATTTCAAGAATTAAATTACTTACCTGATAATCAGAATCTAAATTTAGAGTAACATCTGTCCAATCGCTATGATTTCCAGCACTACTAATAGTTCCAATCTTTGTAAAACTAGCAGCACTATCATTACTAGCAAATAACTCTAGTGGCTCATTTGGTGTCTCTCCACCATTACTACCATTTCCAGTAATAACTTTTATTATAATTTGTATAATGGGAGAGCTTTTAGAATT